CTCGACAACCGGGGGCGTCGAGCCGGAGCCCGAGACCGTCGTGTCGCCGCCCGCCGTGGTGACGGACCAGCCGCCAGCCGTGAGCAGGTTCGCCCAATCGGCTGCCGTGCCAGTGCCGCCGCCGCCGGTCGCGTAGTAGTCCAGCGAGAACGAGGCGGTCTTGTGCTGCGCGATCTGACCACGCCGGCCCGGAGTGCCGTGCGCGTCCTGACGCGGACCGGCGGGGCTCTTGCGGTCGATGTTGAAGGACACCAGCCGGAAGGCGTCGGCCGCCTCGGGCAAGTAGGTGACGCCCGCGCCGAGCGCCGTCTGGGTGTCCGCGAAGGCAGTCAGGCGCCAGCCAACGATTTGTTCGGAAAAGGGCATTACAGATTCTCCACGATTCGGACCGAGAGGCCACAGGTCATTACCAGAAGGGGGGAGTGCTCTTCACCGTAGGCCGCGACATCGCGGATCCCGTCGTAGCGAGCGAGCGTGATCTTGTTGGCAGCGCGACCCGTGCCGCCGCTGTTGAGGTCTTTCCCGTACTCGGCGGCGTTCGTCGGCCGGCGCAGGAACATGGACAGCAGCGCCACGTCGTACAGCCCGAGTGCGTACATGGACGCCTCAGCCTCTCCGAACGCGGACCCTGTCGAGGGGATGAGGTCAACGGCGGGGACTGCGACAACCAGTTCGATCCCGTGGGTAAACCGCTGCTGGTTGCGCGCCTCTTCCTCGCCCGCGTGCCCGGTCCAGACGATGCCGATCCGGGGGTACTCCTGGCCGTGCTCCGCGAGCGCATACCAAGTGTCGAACGCGACCACGTCGGGCAGGTTGACCCGCACGCCGTCTGTGCCCGTGCCAGCGTCCAGCGAGTACGTCGTCCGAATGGCTGCAAGCGTCTGGTTGAAAGTGTCCGCAGGCGAGCCCACGCCACCGTGTGTGCCGTCCTCAAGGAACTCGCGCACGGCCTCGACCACGCCCGGGGCGCCGATGGCGACGGTGGTCATCGGGTCGGCTCCGACAAGATGCGCTCAATGGTCGCGCGGCTGGCGTTGGTGGACTGGTCCAACGCACGCTTGCGGGCCGCAACGATGTGGGCCTGCACGAGCTGCTGGACGCCCCGGCCGAACGATCGCGGGCCCTCGCCCATGCCGTTCTGGCCGGACTTGTAGGGGCGACCGCTGAACCGGATCACGGGCCGCTTCTTGAGCTGGACCTCGCGCCCGAACAGCGACGACTTGACGCGGTTCCCCTCGTGGTGGTCGATCGCGTACCGCACGCGGCCCCGGTTGACTCCGAGGGCCATCGAGTTGTTGTTCGCCTTCGTGATCGCGCCCTTGCCGCCCGTGGCAGCCTCGCGCAGTCGCCCCGAGAACACGAGCGTCTTGGCGCCCGGCTTGACCGCTTGCTTGTAGCGGTCATACGGCCCGAACCCCGGCACGTTCGGCACGCGCGGCGCACTGTTGTCGGGCCACTTCGCGCCGGTCGATGCGCCTTCGGTGTCGAAGTGCCGGGTCTGGTGCGCGTTGAACAGCGAGCGAATGTCAGCCCAGACGGGCCGCATATCGTCCAGCATATCCGCGTGCGCCTCGAGGTTGAACGCGAGGTCTTCCGCGGGCGGGTCGGTCGTGATGTTGATCCGCACGCCTTGCGACATACGGCCACCGCGAGCAGCGCGGATCGCGCGTCCCTTCGTGGACAGCCGCTTGACATCGACCTTGGAACCGAGCAGGGGGCCAGCCATCAGAACGACTCCCCGTCTTGGATGACCACGTCCACGGCGTACTCGACATCGTCCCCGCCCGGGGTGAAGTCAAAGTCAGGGTCGGCGTCGTCTACGAAGTGGCTGGATGCGTACCCGCTGGTGACGGAGTTGGCGTCAGCGCCGGCCGTGAGCCACACAGCGCGGTTGATCTTCAGCCGCTCGATCGAAGCCATCGCCCGCTCAAGCAGTTTGTCCGCAGACAGCCGCAGCCCGTCGGACAGCGACTCGCGCGCGAGCAAGGCGTTGCCCGAGGTCAACTGCGCCTCGATCGCCATCAGGTGCTGCTCAAACGTCGAGCTGGCCGTGGGCGTGACGCTGAGTCCCGCCGCAAGAACGCCGAGGCTTACAGCCGCGAAGGCGTCCAGCCACAGGTCAGCAGCAGCGTCGGCGGTCGGCTTCGTGTTGGCCGACAGCGTCCCGAGCCCGCTTGCGTAGCGGAGGGCGTCACCGATGGTGGAGTTGAAAGCCACGGCGCCCTCACGGGCTCGCGGCAGAGCCGAGCGTGCAGACCACCGAAAGCGCGTGGCCCGTGCCGGATGCTGCCTCTGCCGTGACCCAAAGGCCCGACACGGAGAACACGTCGTAAGCGGCCACGGGGTCGCCGCCCTGGTCGGGCCGATACGCTTGGTCGCCGTCGCTGCCGTTCGCGGCGAGCGTCACGGTTTCCGTGTGCAGCAGCAGGCCAGCCGCGGCGGCCGAGTAGAAGCGCAACGTGAACGCGAGCGTTCCCGTGCCAGCGGATCGGGTGATGTGCAGCCCGCGAAGGCGGATCACCTTGACCGCGTCGCCGGTCAAAGCCGTGCCGTTGCGGTCGCTCCAGACGACTGCGGCGCGTGCCGTCTCGCTCGTGGCGATGCTGGTGATCGAGTTGGCTGTGCCGAGAAAGCGGTTGGGGAGGCCCACGGGTCAGCCCTCCGACTTCGGGGCGGGCTTCGGGGCCTTGGCTTTGACGGGCGCGCGGACGGCTACACCCTGCGCGATCAACTTGACCGCGTCGCCGGGAAGCACCGCGAACTTGCCGCCATCGGGGGCGGCTGGGTCGGCCACGCCGAACGCGCCCTCAAGGCGCACGCGGGGGATCAATTCAACGAGGTTCGCCTGCGACATCACCCAACTCCTTCTTCTGCTTGCGGGGCTTGCGGGGCTTGCGGTTGCTGGCCGCGCGCTTGGCCTTGGGGGGCTCCACGCGAGGCTCGTGAGTCAGATCGGGCGCTGGTTCGGGTTCGGGGGTCGCCGCGACCGGAGCCGCAACGATGATCCCCTTCTCCAAAAACAGCGCGATGTCGTCTGCCCCGAGCGCGGAGGCGTCCATGACTTCCCCGCGTTCGGCCACCCTGTAGATGGCGCTGAGGCAGACGTACTCCATCAGGACAGCGCGATCGTCTCGATGCCCATGTGGATCCAGGTCGTGCCGTTGCAGACGACGGTTGCCCGTTCGTTCTGCGCGATGCTCACGACGGTCGCGGGCGTGTCGTCCTTGACCGTCAGCGCCTCGGCAGCGTCGGCGGCGTTGGTGATCGTGAAGACCAGCCCATCCGAGATCGCCTCGGCAGGGAGCGTCACGTCACGACCGGCCCCACCGGGGTCGAGCTTCTGGTACATCGCATCGCCCGAGGCGAGTGCGCGGTTGCCCGCCAGCGTCTCGACGTTGTGGCCGCCCGAGTTGCGGAGCCCGGAGGCGTCCACCGTCCCGGCGATGCGGATCCCGGTGCCGTCGGAAACGATCGAGGCGTCGTCGTCGTCACCGAAGACGATCCCGAAACTGTCGCGGTACTTGTCGTTGTGCGAGTTCACCGAGCCGGGGCCCGGGTCCACCTTGTAATCAGCCATGCTTCTTCTTCTCCCGCTGCGGGGTGCCGGGGCGCAGCCGCAAAGCCACGCCCCGGCGCCTCACTAGCTGATGACGGTCGTGAACAGGTAGCCGGCGGGCGCGTTGACCACGACCCGGTCTTCCATGAACGAGGCCAGAACGATCTCGTTCCGGGGCTCCTCGCGGTACCGCTCGATCTGACCCTGGGGACGGCCGCGCTTCTGGAACGTCGCGCCGAGGCCCTGGGGCCGCAAGGCCGTCGGGTTCGGGTCGATGTAGCAGAACAGCGCCGACTTGCCGGCGACGTAGCCCCGGCTCGCGGTCTGGCCTTCCTTCGCCGTGTTCTCGACGGAGTTGGCGACGATGACGCTCTTGATGCCCATCGCCTGCGCGACCTGCATCTCGTTCATCTGCGTGAGGCCCGGGAGGGCGGTACGCAGGAACTGCATCAGCGAGGGGTTGATCGCCAGGGCGTCGAAGGACTCCGGGTTGATGACCAGCGACAGTTCGCGCTTCGGGACACCCATCTCCTTCTGAATGGTCTGGCCGGCGAGGTTCGCCTGCTCGCGCGGGTCTCCGGTGTCGTCCCAGCGGTTGCCCGACGCGAGCGCCGAGGTCTGGGTGATCACCGAAGCGTTGAACAGCAGGTTGTCGAAGGCGTCCCGCTCCCGCTCGATCATCGTGTAGTGCAGCGCCAACTCGGACGCGGCCTCACGAAGGGCGAGCTGGTCGTCCGCGGCGATGCTCGCGTCCACGTCATCGACGGGAACCTCGAGGCCGCTTTCCTTGAGCGTGTAGGCGCTCGTCTGCGACAGCGAGAGGTTGGCGCGCTGGAACGAGGCGCCGGACCCGCGGTTGATCCCGAAGCCGGGAGACGCGAAGCCGAAGCCGTTGGCGACGGTGTAGAACTTGCCGGTCTGCCCCGACACCTGCACGGGCGGGAGGACGCGGTCCGAGACGAACGCATCCATCTGGTTGCGCTTGAATTGGGCGAAGCGGGTGAGGACGCGATCGACCCCGAGGCTGCTGCGAGCGGTCATGATTCAGTCTCCAGAAACAGGGGGTGGATTAAGCGAGCTGCCCGTAGGCGGCCGTGTAGGTCAGGATGTCGCCGTTGACCGCGTCCTCGTCGGCGTAGCCGAAGAAGTACTTGCCGGTCGTCGCCGCGATGGCCTTGCCGTTGGCGTCGGACATCAGGAAGACAGGGGCCGTGATGGTCGCGCCACACTTGACCTTGCACTCGCCCATCTTCTGGACGCTGACGATGGCCTGCGTGGTCGAGCCGTCGCGGACGTTGTCGGTCAGGACGCCCATGAACGGCGAGTCACCGTCGGCGGCGAGGACAGCGTCCCCGCCCGACTCGATGACGATGTGGTACGCCTTGGCCGACAGGTCGGCGTCGGTGGTGCGGGTGACGATGGTGCAGTTCTGCGTGAAAGCCATGACTCAAGCCTCCTTGACGTAGCGAGCCGAAAGGCCCTTGGCGTGGGTGTCGCGCGCGACGGTGTAGGCGTCCTCTTCGGACCTGCCGGCCTTGAGCGCATCGTTGTAGGTGTCATCGAACGCCTGCTCTGCGGAGCGGTCCGCGCGCTCCTCGCCCTTGCCGCCGTCGTGGCCCTTGGCGCGGGTCGGGAACTCGCCGTCCTTGCGGTACAGCTCGCGGGCCTTGTCCTCGCCCAGGGCCTGCACGACCTTCCACACGTCGGCCTTCGCGGCGTCGGTGTTGGCGCAGCGGCCCTCGGCCACGAACTCGGAGAGCAGCGAGACCTTGTCGGCTTCGATGCGCTCGTTCTTCTCAGCCTGGAGCGCGTCACGCTGGCTCATGGCCTCGTCAAGCGCGGTGGCGGTCGTGGCCTTCGCCTCGTTCGCCTCGGCCAGCGAGGTCGTCAGGGTGGCGATCTGCTCGTCGCGCTTGGCGACTTCCGCGAGGATGGTTGCCTCGGCGGCATCTTCGGACAGGCCCAGGTGGGCGGTCAGGTGCTTCATGCGGGACTCCGCGATGGGCGCGGGCTTGGGTGCCGGCGCGGGGGTTTCTTCCGAGGCGGCGACAGCGGCCATCCCCGGAACGAAGGGGGTGTTCGTGAGGGTTCCTCCGAAGAGCAAGGCGCCATCGACGGGCGCGTTCGCCGTCTTCCGGTGGGCCTTGCCAGACGGCAGGAACTCGATGGAGAAGCCTTGGAACTCGCGGGCGCGCACTCGGCGCCGGCCTTCGTCGGTCCAGTCGGTCAGCCCGTGCAGGCTGTGCGTGCCGTCGCCGTTGTCCACAACGCGAAGGTCGGTGATGAACCCGGCTGCCTTCGTGCTCTCGGCGTCCAACGCGCCCTTGAGCGCGGAGTGGTTGAACGTGATCGGGGCGCCGACCGGATACCAGCCCTCTGCCTGCACCACGTCGCGGAAGTTCCGCTCCATCGCCTGCAAGTCAGTCAACGTGAGAGGCACGTTGCGCCCGCCGCTGCGGCCGTGGTGGTCGCCAGTGCGAACCAGCTCGTTCCAGATCGGCCCGTCGTCGTCACCAGTCGCAAGCGCGACAGCAGCGCCCGCGAGGGCGTCGCTCAGGTTGACAAGAGCCGTGGTTGTGTTCAGCACGCGCCAATGCTTGCGCGTTGCAAGCGGTTCCGTCTAGGTGGTTTACCGTGCGCGGCTACCAGTCCAGATCGATGTCTGGCGGCGGCTCGGGGTCCATGCCGCGCTGCTCAAACCAACGGGAGCGGTGCGGCTCGGAGTAGGGCGGGATCTCCCTGCGACGGCGGGCGAAGCGCACGGCTACGTCGGTCAGGGGTTCGCCGGTCGCCTCTTCGTGGAGGTACGCGACCACGTCGTCGGGGAATGCGCCGAGGGCTTCGTGCCAGCGATGGTCAGCCATTGGGCAGTCCGATTGTCAGGCAATTACAGCGGTCGCCGCCGAGGCACCAAACCGCCGGGCTAGCGAACACGTCCAACTCATCAGCCTCAAAGATCGTCCCGTCGAACGCGGCGCAGTTCTCGCAGCTCTGCGACTCAAGGAGGTTGCTGTACATGTACCGCTCAACCCCCTGCGCGCGTTGCTCCTGCTGGCGACCGAGGCCGAAGATGGTGTTGACATCGCCCTGCGCCTGATTGAGCACGGGCCCGGGGCTGAGTCCGGCAAGCGTGCCTCGGGCGAGGGCGCCCAATTCGGCTGGCGGAACGTGCTCGATGGAGCCGCCGAGCGACCGGGCCTGGAATGCTGCCGTGATGGCTTGCACGAACCGAGCGACCGCAGAGCGAACCGTGGTGGCTGCGATCCCCCGAATGCTTGCCTCGGGGTCGATCTCATCGAAGTCGGACGGGGGCAGCGACGGGGCAGGCTTCGGGGCTGTGACCGTATCCGCGAGGGCCACGACCTCGGCACACCAGAGGGTCGCCCCCTGCCTCGTGCGATGGGCTAGGGGCGTCCGGGGAAGCAGTCCACGCGCGCCGCGCCCGCAGTCGCAGCCGGCCGGGTGGTCGGAGAGCGTCATCGGGGCGTCGATGTCGCCGCCCTCGCCCCGCTCCAGTTCCTGCTCCTCGATGCGTCGCGCAAGATCGGGGTCGCGCTCGAGGCGACGCAGTTCGGCAACGGCAGACTTGGAGCCGGCCGCGTAGACCTCGCGGAGGGTGGCGGCGATCTCCTTCTGGAGTTCGGCTTGCCCGGGGACAGGGACCTTCGCGACCGCCTCAAGCGTCGGCGCCTCGGCCACAAGGGCGGCGTAGACAGGGGCGATCCGCTCCTGCCAATCGACAATCACGCCAGCGAGCGCCGCCTTGCCCTGCGTGACCACTCCGGTCGTCTCGGACCGGCG